TCTTATAACTAATGCTGCCAAATGGGGAGCTAATAAGTGTCAGGAAATAAAATGTACATTAAGACCTAGTTGTAGGTTTGGATATCAACTTAAAGTTGCAGCTGACACTCTCACCGAAGGGGAAGTAGGTGTTGAAAAAGAATGTAAACAAAACTCTGCTCTTGCATATATAAGACTTAAAACTGTTCAGGATTGGTGTCGTGATAAGTTATATCTAATGCAAGATGATGATCCAGATGCATATGAGGATATACCAGAGGAATTACGTCGTGAATTTCATCATTTATATAATGACTTATGTGACCATTTAAGGGGACAAACTGATCAAAAATATCAAATACATAATATGTTTAGAATGTATCTTATAAATCAATTAAAACCTCATAGTCAACATTATACTATAGAGAGATTCTTGGTTGTATTAGAGAGAGTTGAACATTCTATGAATAAAATAACTGAATTCTTAAATGATCCAGATGAATATGTAACTTTAGATGAAGAATCTAATGACAAACTAGCTAGAGTTAAGAAGCATGTCCCTGGATGGGATGACTTATCTAGTGAAGAAAAAAGTAAAGCAATCGCAACCTTAGTAAACGCTAAAATAATATAAGGAGTTAGTAATGGAAGTATTTATTGAATCAACTTGCTGGGATAAAATAATATCTTATGCAAGATCATCCTATGACCAGTTTAAAGCTGAAATAGGAGGGATGGCTATAGTACATAAGAAGGAAGATTCTTTCCTTGTCGAAGAGCCAGTAATACTGAAACAAATAGTATCTGGTGGTAATTGTATACTTGATAAAGATGCTCTTGCTGAATATTATGTTAAAACTGCTATGGAACATAAAGATAAGAAAGATCTTTCATTCTTATGGTGGCATAGTCATCATACAATGGGTGCATTCTGGTCAAATACAGACCTTAATGCTATTGAAGAAATGGCTGCTGGTAAGTACTCATTCTCTCTTGTTGTGAACTTAAAGCAAGAATATAAGTTTAGAGTAAGTGTCTGGGAGCCTATTGAGGTTCATCAAGACATTGAAATAACTAGAGTATATGATATGATGGATGTAGATAATGAAGTGAAAGCTACTTGTGTTAAACCTGAATATACTAAAGTAAAGAGTACTTATGGTGGAACTGGACAACTTAGTATGTATCATAATACTTATGGTAGTTCAGATCAATCAAAGTATCCTCCATATATCCTTGTAAAAGAGGTAGATGAGCTCCTAAAGGACTTAACTCTTGGAAAATGTAATGAAAAACAATACAAAAAGAAAGTTGTTGAGCTAAATAAAGAGCTTGAAACTAAGTGTGAATTTAAAATAGCTACACTTTCTGTTCCTCAAATAAAGGATTGTATGTATTACATTACAGGAAGAGATATAATCTATCATAGAGATGAAGAGTTTGAAATTGAAGATCTATTTGATGCAGATTATCATCAATGGAATGCTTCATTTGGAGCTATATAATGATAGGGAGTAGATATAGTGGGATAATAGATAATATGTCTGATTACACCTTCCATATTTTGGGCTGCGGAGCTATAGGTAGTTCTGCAGCCACTCAACTTGTGAGGATGGGTGGAACTACTTTCTTCCTGTATGATATGGATAAAGTAGAAGATGTTAATATAGGTGTATCACAATATGATGTAAAACATATAGGAGTAGACAAAGTTAAAGCTCTAGACTCTATAATAAAAGATATCAATACTAATACATCTATTACACCTGTAAATGGTATGTTCTCTGAGTATATGTATAACGGTCCAAACGATATAGCTATACTTGGATTTGACTCGATGAAGTCAAGAATGGAAGCAGTAGTAATACTGTGTAGTAACAATAATAAGCCAGCTTATATAATAGATGGTAGAATGGGTGCAGAGCATTATATGCAGTATGTACTCGATAAACCAACTGTTAATAAGTACAGAAAGGTTTGGTATTCCGACGAAGAAGGTGATCCTGAACCTTGTAATGCTAAAGCAACAAGTTATTGCAGTAACATGAGTGGTAGTTTCATATCCAACGCTGTACGTAAACTGTTAACTAAACAGCCTTGTTCGGAAAAGATTTCTTTCCATTTTCCTACTAATATGCTTGTAAGTAAAGGTAACATTGTTGTAAATTGAGGGTGCAGATTTTCTCTGCATTCTTGTCATCAGATAATAGGGCTTGACTCTCAGCATAGCGATGTTTCGAGCCCTATTAGACTAAAAATAAACTAAAAAGGAGAGTATAGATGAATGTTCTATATTTAGACCTCGAACATGGGTCTCAAACTCTTGGCTCTGAAAAAGCTATAGAGGATATGTTCTCATTTCCTGTATTATCACCTAGTACATGGAAACAATTCCAGTCTTTAATAGGGCAATTGTATACTACAAAGAATACTGTTAAGACTAAAATGGTAGGCACTCTTGAAATTAAAGAAGAATCTAGTACAGTAGTACCTAAGAATGGTACAAAAATTGATGCATTTGTCGTTGATACATTCTCTGAGTTATCTAAGAAATATGTAAGAGAATTATCTGGCGATGATGGCAAGTTGAAACTTCAAGGATGGGGTCAATTAAAGAATAAACTTGATGGTGCTTTGGAATTCATAAGTAGAATACCTGGTACTGTTGTTCTTAATTGTCACGCTAAAGTACAAACTATGGATGACGGTAATAAAGTAATACCTTTTATAGATGGTAGTACTAAAGAGGATATCAGTAAATGGTTTGATTTCGTATTCTATACTAAGAATGTGAAAAATGGTGCTGGTACTGAATATAAATGGGTAACCAGACGTGATGAAAAATATGATCATGCAAAAGATCGTACAAATTTACTTGATGATATAATCCCACAGGATTATCAGCTCGTAATAAACGCTGCTAAGGAGAGAGGATTCAATGGTTGTAAAATACTGATTGTTGGATCACCTGGTAGTGGTAAGACATGGAGTCTCAAAACCTTAACTAGTAAAGGAACCAAGAAAACATGAAAACAATGACAATAAGAAAAAATTCAGGAATTAAAGTTAATCCTGGATGGAGAACGGTTACTATAAGTAAAGCTACATACGACACTTATAATGGTGATAAAGTCTTAGACCTATGGTTTGAAGATTTACCTGAAAATATGAATGCTCGTGTTTATGCTAAATTAGGTAACAATGGTGAGGAGTTTGTTATAGCTCAAGTATTTCGCTTTGCAAATGCTGGCTTAACTGAGTCCTTAACTAGTGCTAACGGTGATATGGTTGTTCAATTCGATGATACAGCTGATAACCTTGTAGGACATACAATAAATGCCTTCCTGCATAAAGATCCTAAGAATACTAAATATAATAGAGTGTTAAGACAATTTGCACCTACTGTATTTGAGAACCAAGTAGAATCATTCACTGAAAGTGATGTTGAATACTGGAAGGGTCGTGCTGAAGACTACTACAATCAATGGATACTTAAAACTAATGGTACAACCAATGGTTTTATCCCAACTGAGACACATCATGAAGAGGAAACTCTTCCTTTAGTTGCTCAAGGTGGGCCTGCTGATACTACTGTAACTGCAGATGAAGATATCCCGTTCTAAATTGGGCAATTAGCCTAAGAGATAAGGGGGAGTTGTTGGAGCCATGGAAACCGAGACACGTAAATGGATACTCCCCTTTAAATTTGAGAGAGTTACGGCTAAAACCACCATTCGTTAATAGCCAGAGAGCAATGCATTCGAGTGCTTAAGCGTGGTCTCTCTCATTAAAAATTATGAAAATAGAAACACCATATCCAAAAAAGAGAATACTAACTAGCAATACTAAGCTTACAATACTACTTGTACTATGGGTATTGGATAAAATTGCTATGATTATTCTATTATGGATATTTAATTAGATGACAAGTTACTGTATAATATGTGGCAAGAATGCTGTTATGCTCGATATAGATGACGCTTATTGTACAAAATGCTATAAAAAGGAGATCTTACATGATAAGTCAAAATGCAATACAGAGACTTTTAAAACATTGCGAAAAAATAGAAGAGGCTTGGGGGAATATCAACCCAAAATCACCTCAAGAAGAGGCAGAAAGAACTATTAATATTGGATGGATACAAGCTCTAAGGTTAGTTGATGAGAAAGATACGTTTATAAATGACAGACCTATACCAACCGATGAGAATAACCAATGAATGACCAAATAATTGAACTAATCCGTGAAAGATTGGAAATAGGTGCTAAAAAATATGGACATGAGAATGTTGTTTCTGATAACAGGGATTTTATTAAGGAAGCTTTAGAGGAAGTGTTGGATTGTATGGTCTATGCCTCTTGTAAACTTATAGAAATAGATAAAAGAATTTACCATAAGGAGAAAAAATGAAAAAATTATTTTCAATGATAGATGAAGTAAAAAAACTTTTAACTAAATACCCATCTTTAAGAGATAATGATGATAAATTGATGGCAAATATATGGTGTAATCGTATAGATAATTTAGATAATGAAACAGCTACAAATGTACTTATAATGCTTGCTAAACGAAAACTTCCTAGTTATGAATCTATATCAAGATGCAGACGTAAAATTCAGGAAAAAAACCCACATCTTAGGGGAGAAAAATGGAATGAACGTCATGGAAGAGCTAAGGAAATAAGAAGGGAGATTGCTAGATGATAAAAGAATTCGCATTTGGACTAGCTAAAAGACATTACTTTCAAGATGCTAGTGAATTATCATCATGGCAGAAGCTTGCTAATGATACTTATATGTCATTATATGACTATGATGAGTATGTAGCCGAGTATTTTGCTAAACATCAGAAGCTTGCTGGATTTGATGGACTTGTATATATCCCAGATGAATTCATTCTTGATGTTGATGGTAATACAATTGAAGAAGCAAGAAAAAGAACTATAGGCCTTACTATACTACTTAAAGATCTAGATGTTCCATATAAACTATACTTTAGTGGTCGAGGATTCCACGTTAATATCCCTCAAACAAGCTTTAGATGGAAGCCAGATGTTAATCTACATTTAAAGGTAAAGGATTCTCTTACAAGGGCTGGTATATTTGAATATGCAGATCCTGCTGTAACAGATAAAACAAGACTGATACGTATAAACAACACCAGAAACTGTAAATCTGGACTGTATAAAGTAGCTATAAAAGAAGAATGGTTATTTGAAAGTGTGGATGTTGAAGTAATAAAGGAATATGCTAAGAAACCACAACCAAATAATGATATAGAACTTGAAGGATCACCTGTATTTGATGTCTTATTAAGACAAGATGCTAAGGTGCAAGTCAAGGAAAAACAAGAGTTTAGCTCTAATACTGCAAGAATACCTGACCCTGTATATCATACATGCATACAAAGAATGCTTGATTCTAATGAGGTAGGTAAAAGACATACAACTGCACTGCGTATAGCTGCACATCTAAGATGGCGTTATCCTGAATATATTGTATATAATGTTATGGAAGAATGGAGACAGAGAGTAGATAGAACTGATAGCAGGTTTACTACAGAAGAGATGAAAAAGCTCGTAGAAGGTTGTTATACTGGACATAATGGTAAAGGTTATAGATGGGGATGTCAAGATCCTATAATGGATGCACACTGCTCTGATATGTGTAGTTTGTATAAGACTAAGAAGTCTACATCTGTTATGGAAGCATCAGAAATGGAGAAAACATTAGTTGATTTCTTGATTAATAATATAAATCCTGTTAACTTAGGAAAGCTGTATAATCAGAACTTTCCAATATATCCTGGTGAGGTAGTGATAGTACAAGCTCCACCTAAGTCTATGAAAACCATGCTCTTACAGAACTGGGTTAACTCCTTTAAGAAGGAAACATACTTCATGGAAATGGAGATGTCTCCAAGACAGATATGGTCTCGGTTTGTAATGATAGAAAATGATTGGTCAGAAGAACAACTATTAGAACACTATAAGAATAGTAGAAATGGTATGGATAAAAGGTTTAAATGGCTTACAGTGGACTATAATGCCCCTTATGCTAACGAACTGGAGAAAAGGATAACAATGTTACCTAGAAGGCCAGAAGTCGTTGTAGTGGACCATATGGGACTGTTTAAGAGTAATCATAAGGATAACAACATGAAGGTTGAAGAAGTATCTCAAGCAATTATGGAGATAGCTGTTAAGTATGGTATAATCATCTTTGCTGTAAGTGAGATTACAAAGCAAGCCTTTCATGAGGGAATGAACATAGCATCTGGTAAGGGTTCTTTCAGGACTGCATACAATGCTAATAAAGTATTGTCTGTAGCACCACTTAAAGACAGTGATGGTCTGATAAAGATGTTACATGTCAAATGTGAAGCTAATAGAGAGCGTGAGAACTTGGATGTTAAACTATCAGTAAACAATGTTAATATAGGAGTGTTAGAATGAGTAGAGCTTTAATAGAGGTTACTCGTGATCTAATAACTGCAAGTGAAGACTATGAGATATTTGATGACGAGGCAGTAAAAGAAAGAATATATGATCTTATCAAGGAACGTACTCAGAAAGAGAACGGTATCCAGTATTTATATGGAGAGATGGATGGTGAACTATCGCTATTCACTAAGCAGATGAATAAGATGAAATTGTATATTAAGTTTATAAAGAATAGCCAAGAGAGGTTGAAAGCATATGTTATTGAAAATTACCAAGCAACTGGGGAACTCCCTAAGCATGATATATTTAATCCCATTAAGATATCTGAATCTGCTGGGGCAGTGGATGTTATTGATGAATCTAAGATTCCTGACCATTATTGGGTCGAGGTTATTACCAAGAAATTGGACAAGAAAAGAATTCTCAATGACCTTAAATCAGGCGAAGTCATACCTGGAACTAGACTAGTCAAGAACCCTTATGTGAGAGGAGTAAAATGAAAGCACCAAGAAAAAAGAAAACTTTAAAGGAATTATCTGAAGAAGTTAATGACTTAAAGCACTTATTCAATCATCTACTAAGGTACTTTGATACCTACATGATATGGAAAGGTGATCATACTAAATTC